GTTAAAGCGATAGATTCAAATATCGATATATTACATTTAATGATAAATGATTACGTAACTTTTTTAAAAAAAGAAATCCGACATGTTGATTTAAAAGGTAATTTTCGTTTATATTCGAATTTTGATGATGAACAAAATTGGTGGAATTCGATAAGGATCAAAAATCCATTAAATAATCCAATTCATGTTTGTAAAACACCATCAAGAATTATTTTTTGCAGTCGGAAAATATTTGATTCAGATATAAAAATCGAATATGATGAAGATTGTACATTATATGATGATTATATAGCTTTTTTATCATTATGTGAAAATTTTTTTAGTAAAAAATTAAACGTAGTTGCGACATCAAACAGTTATATATATTGTTATAATGCTATAAATACGGAAAGTGCTAGTCGTAGATTTAAAAAAGAAGAAGAAGAAAACAGGATTTTTAAAGAGAATGCAATAAAATATAATAAATCAATCGAATGTTTTGGTAATGAAAAAAATTGGAATTTAAAAATGTTAAAATATCAGATATTAGGAAAGCCAGATAATTATAATTTAAACAAAAAAATAAAATTTTGTAATAAATATGTAATAGATTTTGAAATAAAACATAAAAATGAACAAGCGGACAAATTTTATTTAGATAAAGATTATGAACAAGCATTAATTTATTATTCTATATTATTAAATAGTGGTATTACAAGATTTCAAAATTATTTTAATCTTGGAATCATATATTATAATAAGAAAAAATATGAACATGCAGTTGGATATTTTCTTAAGTCAGTATCTATTACACCTTCATTTGAATCTTATAAAAATTTAGTTGTAATATATAAAGATCTTGGAAAAATTGATAAACAGATAGAATATTTAAAAAAAGCTTTACAAATTAAAGATGATATGTATTTACGTACTCATTTGTTTAATTTATTACCATATGAAAAGATAAAAAGAAATAATATAACTTTTTTATCAAAAACAGTAAAAACGACAACGCATATAAAACCAATATTATGTTATTATACAGGATATTCGGATCCATTTAATGGTAAAAATTATGAAGAAAGAAATGTATATGGCAGTGAAATATGTGCTATAAAATTATGTGAGCAATTTACTAATAAGTATACAGTTTTTGTATTTTGTATGTGTAAAGAGGAAATCATTCATAATGGTGTACGGTATCAGCATATATCTAAATATGAAGAATTTCAAAATTTATATCCAGTTGATATTTTGATAGTATCGCGTTTTATTCATTTTTTTTTAGAATTTCAATGTTTAGCAAAAAAAGTTTATTATTTATTACATGATGCAAGAGTTCATAATTATTGGAGAAATGAAAGTCTTATAAATTGTGGTAGTCCAATATTTCATAATCTTGTAACAAATTTTAATAAAATAATATGTGTATCAAATTGGCATAAGCAATATTTTTGCAATTTTGTAAAAGTTCCACAAAAATATGTAAGTATAATACCAAATGGGTATGAATCAAAAAATTTTGATATAAATTTTAGTAAAAAAAAAAAAAATAGATTCATATATTGTTCTGATCCAGATAGAGGATTAATCATTCTTCTGAAAATGTTTCCAAAAATATTAAAATTATTTCCAGATGCAACATTAGATATTTATTTTGATAAGATTCAAAATAAAACTATACAAGATTTAATTGATAAAACTGGTGATCACATAAAATTTAGAGGAAAATTGAAACAATCTGAATTAGCAAAAGAATTATGTAAAAGTGATATTTGGTTTTATCCAAATATTTATTCTCATGAAACATTTTGTCTATCAGCATTAGAAGCGATGGCAGGTGGAAATTTAGTTATTGCAAGAAAATATTCTGGTTTAGTTCAAACTATAGGAAATGGTGGAATATTAATAGATGAACATACGCCTGAGAAATTTGAAATCGAATCATTAAAGATAATTAAAGAAGTACTAAACAATCCAGAAAAAAAACGGAATTATCAAAATTTAGCAATAAAGAGAGCAAGTATATATAAATGGGAACGAATTAGTAAAATATGGTATTCATTATTTAATGAATAAGAAATTTGATTTTTATAAAAAAAGTTATAATATAATTTATATGAATATAAATTATTCTACGGAACATTATTTAAAAATTGGATTACAATCTAGTTTAAAAAATATAGGTATTTATAGAAAATTTGCTGATAAAATACAAAAAATTGATACATATAAATTAAAATGTAATAATTTTGATTGGAAATTTAAATGTTATAATAAAGTAAAATTTGAAAAAATCAGAAATTTTTATGGAATAGAGTCAAATTATTATATTAATAGTTTATGTACTGAAAATATAATAAGTGGAAAAACATATCCTAAAAGTGGAGCTAAATTTTGGAAAACATCAGATAATAAGTATATAGTTAAAACAATTACAAAAAATGAATGTAAATTTTTTAGGCATATTTTAAAAAAATATAGTAATTATATTCAAGAAAATAATACATATTTAGTTAAAATTTTAGGATTATATAGAATAATTTTACCAAATTTTGATAGTCGTTTTATTATAATGAATAATATTTTTGAACATAAAATCAAAATAGACAATATATTTGATTTAAAAGGTACAACAGAAGAAAGATTCGAAAATGATGAAAATCTTGAATTAAAAGATATAAATTTTACAAACAGAAATAATAGTTTTATCTTACAACAAAATGATCATAATGAATTTATAACTACAATTGTAAATGATACACAATTTTTAAAAGATATGATTATAATGGATTATTCATTAATTGTTGCAATTATAGAATATGATTTATACGAAAATATACCAAAAGAATTTTTTGAAAAAAAAAATATTAAAATCTGTGTATCTGAAAATGATATTAAAATCTATATCTTTGGTATTATAGATTTTTTTCAAAAATGGACTTTATGGAAACGATGTTGTGGAGTTTGGAAAAAAATGTATTATCGAATTTTATGTTGTGATCAATATACTGAAATTGATTCTGAAAATCCATATATATATAGAAATCGTTTTATTAATTTTATAAAAAAAAATAGTAAAATATATTTACAAAAAAAAAATCACGAGTCTAGTTATGAGTTTACTGAACAACTTGTAACAAAAACTCCATCTATATCCCAATTTAGACTCAATGTATAAAATTTATATATTCAATCTCTCAAAACCAATTACAGTTTTATTTGTTAATGGACAATTATATAGCGTTATTTTTTTTCTTTTACGTTCTTTTTTCTTATAGCACTTAATACAATCTATATGATAATTTGGTAGAGAATATATATTTGAACAATCATAATATGAAAGTAATGAAACGATTGGTCCGATACCCATATAAGAATCACAATATAAACAATAATATGAATTTTGATGAATTCTTTTACTTAAATTATACCAAGATGAATAAATTTCGTTATTTTTAATAATTTTTGGAAAATTTGTTTCAATATATTTTTTGAACACATTATCTTGATTTTGTATTCGTTCAGATAAATTTTTATCAATTTGTTCAAGTTTAAGTATTTCTGGAAAATAAAGATATTGTAAAAAAATGGATAATGTGTAGTCTGATAGATTTAATAAAATCATTATTAAATTATACAAATATATTAAAAATAAAATAAACGAAAAAAAAATTGATTTTTGAAGCATTTACATAAAAAAATATTCTCTTACGAATATACATTTGAACTCATGATGAGCAACCAAAACCATATTGATGATAATGAGCTTGAGATTGAACATCTTATCTCAAAAATCATAGGCGCTATGGCAAATGGACGATTTAACCCTTCGTTAGTAAAACGATATGAGAAACTTCGTCAATTGATTAAAGAAGAAATTGAAGAAGAAGAAATTGAAGAAGAAGAAATTGAAGAAGACGAAATTGAAGAAAATAAATGTTCGCCATCAATGCCAAGACATTTTCCTATATCTCAATATAACGAATCGCCTCTTATCACTTTGTCACAAGCACCAGAACGATATGTGTATTGATTGATAATTTACTTCATAGTAAAGCGTATATGACTACGATTTACATATAATAGTTTTTTGAACTTTCTGTAAAAACCTGTTCCACAAATTCATATCAATTCGGGACTGGAACTGTTACTTGTATCTTTACTTGAATATATAAACTATAATATAGTTTATTTTAATCAAATATCTCTTTTATTTACAAAATCTATCATTTTACATGCTAATATTTTAACGGGATCTATTAATTTTATTTCAAATAATTCATTTTCATTATTATTAAATACTAATGGAATTTCAGTACATCCTAAAATAATTGCTTTACAACCTTTATTTTTTAACATATTTATATATTTTTCATATAAATTACGAACTCTTTTTGAAGATTTATTTAAAACTTTTAAGCCATCTTTTTTATTAAATATTGTATCATGCAATTCATCTTGAAATTGACTATCGATTTCAATAATAGATATATTTTTTGTTTTAGCAATATCTTGATATAAATTCAAATTTCTAGTTGCTGTGGTTGATAATAATCCAACCACATTAATTTTTAATGAATATTTAATATATTCAATTGTTAAATCTATCATATGTAATGTATGAATATGTCCTGAAAAATTATTATTTTTGAAATTCATAATTTCAATATCTTTTAAAAATTGATTATAAATTTCGGGAACGTGAAATGTATTACAACAAACACCAATTACAATACTTGTATTAAATGTATATGCAGCATTACTAAATATTTGTAATAATGGACGAACACATATTGCTGGATTTATTATATTTGTATCTTTATTATTTAATAAAAACATTGTTCTATCATTTATATATCTTGAAAAAGATACATGAATGATTTCTAAATGATCTTGATCTGATGTTATATTTTTGGTATTTTCAATGATTTTAGTATGTAAACGAATTCCAGCCATTGGACCAACTCCTCCTAAGATTCCAATTAATGGTAAATTATTAACCAAAGATAATTTATCATATTTTTTATCTTCTTTGTATTGTATCATTTTAATAATTAAAAATAAAATATATAAAATATATAAATTATTACTATATATTTATATATAATATAAATTTAATTATTAAAATATTATAATAATATGCTTTTTATAGATATAAAAAGCAATTGAAATTTTTTTTAGATACACCCTTTTTCAATTTTAAATATTGTTTTTTTTATATTTTTAATTAGTATATAAAAATGATAATTCCAGTTAGATGTTTTACATGTGGCAAAGTTATTGGAGATATTTGGGATAAATATGTTGAATTAAATGAAATACAACCAACGGAAGATACATTAAATCAACTTGGATTAAATAAAATGTGTTGTCGTAGAATGATGATAACACATGTAAATTTAATTGATAAAATTATAAAATATAATAAATATGAAAATACACAAAATCAAAAAAATATAAAGGAAAAAGAATAAAATATAAAAGAATAAATTTTTAAAAATTAGTATTTATTTATTAATTGAATATTTAATAAATAAATAATTATTTACAAAAAAATAGCTATTATATATATGTGAAATGGTTCATCCTTCTAATTTAAGAACTGAATTATTAGAATATAAAGATTATGCAAAACAAAGTTATCTGTTAGGAAATGTTGGAATTCACAAACTATCTAATTTATACAATCCAGAGTCAATACAAAAAAATAATCATATAGTTAATAATATAGAACAGCCAAAAACAATTAAATCGGAAAAGAAGAATCTCGAGAAAAAAATTAAATATTTAGATAATTTACTAGAACAATTAAAAAATAAAAGAAATCAAGAACTTACTGATTCAGCTGTTCCAAAGGATATCGATAATCCTTTTATACAAAATTTATTAAAAATTGGTGATATGACATCAGATGTTTTGTCAAGGGCAAAACATGATCCTAGAGATAATCCACAACGTTTAATGTTAGAAAACTGGGTAAAACATAAAAAAGAGATTAAAAAAAAAATAGAGGCAGATCTTGCTAAAAAACTAGCAGAACAAGATAAACAAGAAAGAACAAAACAAATGTTTTTAGAAAGAAGAAAACTAAGAGATAAAAAATTAAGTGATATGGATGAAAGAGAAAAATATATTTGGAATGAGCGAAAACTTAAAATGGAAGCAGAATTTGGAAAAAATGTTTTAAAAAATTTAGATTCTCAATTACAAAATATTAATGGAGTCATTATAGATAATGCAACAGCAGCAAAAGAAGCTAAAAATTTATTAATTAAATTTATTCGTGCTACAAATGTTTTTGAAAAATTAAGAAAAGTTGAAAATGACCGTGAAGCTCGTCGTAAATATTACGAAGAAAAAATGAGAAAAAGAGAAGTTGCATTATCTGCTATTGCTGTAAAACAACAAAAAAAACTAAGATATAAATTAATGGCTTTGGATATTAAGAGGCAACATGAAGTTCGTGATTTTAAAAAAAAGATGAGTAACGAAATAGCGAAAGTTTTAAAAAAAAAAGAAGCAAATTTCAAAGCACAAAAGATTTTAATGAAAGCAATACAAGAAAAAAGAGAGTTGGAATTAGAAGAAAAACGTAAAGCACAATTAAAAGCACAAGCTGCATTAGCTGCATCTAAACGACAAAAAGAAATCGAAAAAGAAAATAAGAAACAGATAAAAGAATTACAAGAACAACTTGGAAAAAAAGTAACTGGTTCTCAAGCATTTTTAAAGTTCAAAACCGATAAAGAAAGAATGGCACATTTAAAAAAACTTATAAAAAAACAAAAAACTAAAATTTTAGCAGATAGAAATAAAGCACAAGCTGCATTACTTGCAGCAAGAAAAGAATTACGTGAAAAAAAAACAGCTTTATCAAAAGCTAATGCTATTGTTAAAAAACAAAAAAGGAAATTAAAAAGTTCAGAAGCATCTATGAAAAAGAAAGAAGCTCAAATTAGAAGACAAATGGCGGCAGATATTACTAATAAAGCTAAACTTGAAGAAAATTCTGCAAGAAAGGCAATTGAACAAGCAAAATTTATAGCTTTAAAAATAAGAGAAGCTCTTAAACAAGGAAAAGCTGAAGCTAAAATTATGAGCCAAAAGGCTATATATCGAGCTAGACAACAAGCAATTGCTGCTACATTAGCAAAAGCTAAAATAGAAAAAGCGAAAGCACTTAGATTCCTAGCAGAGAGAATGGATAGAGAAAAAAAAAGACTAACTTTGGAACATGCTAAAGAATTAGAAGAAAAAGGAAAACAAATAAAAAAAATGCAACAAAAATTTAAAGTACAAGCTGATGTACTTAGAAAACAAGCTGATATTCATAGAAAAGTAATGAAAGGTCAAAGACAACAAATGCGAGTACAAAAAGAATCTATGCAAAAAGAAAGATTAAAAGTACAAAAATTAGCAGAAGAAAAAAGAAAAAGATTAGAAAAAGAAGCATTTAGAAGAAAAGGAGTATTAATAGCAAAAATGGCACAGGCGCAAAGAAACGAATTACGATTAAAAGCAATTCTGGTAAAAGAAAAAAAAACATCAGCAAGAAGATCATCTCGTCTTGAAGCTATGTTAAAATTAAAAGGTGCAAGTGAAAAAGAAGCCAGAGAAGCATTAATTCGAGCCGAAAAAGCAAGACAAGAAGTTTTAAAAGCAAGAAATGCTAAAGAAGCTCAATTAAGAGAAAAATTACGATTACAAGCATTTTTCGTAGCACAAGAAAAAGAATTACAAGCAAAAAAAATACGTATGGAAGAACAAAAACGATATAGACAATATCAATCTGCTATGAAAAAACAAAGAAAAACAACCGAAAAAGCATTCCAAGCAAAAATAGCAGTACAGAGAAGAGAATTTGCAATTAAAGTTCAAAAAAAAAGAGAGGCAGAAGATAAGGCAAAAGAAGATATATTAAGAAAAGAAAAAAATAAATTAAAAGCACAATTTGAAGCAGAATCAAAAAAAGTAAAAAAAGCTATTAAAAATCTTAGAATTGCACAAGAAGATTCTATCAAGGCTACTAAATACAAAACAAAAAATATATATTTAGCCATGAAATTAAGTGGAGATGTTAAAGCTGCTAAAAATAATATGAAAAAAGAATTAGAATTAATGAAAGAACAAATTAAAAAAGAGGATGAAGCAAGACGTAAAGCTGAAAACTTATTAAGAAATGCAAAAAACGAAGCAGAAAAAGAAAAAGCAAGAGTTGAAGCAAAATTTGCAAAAGAACAAGCTGAACTTTTAAGAGATAGACAAAAATTTTTAAGACAAGCCGAAAGACAACAAGAAGAAAAAGAATCACAATTAAAATTACATATGGTAAAACTTGGGGAAGCAAAAATTAAAGCAGCAGAAAAAGAAAATTTTGTTAATATTTCAAAAAAAAAAGCATTAAAAGCAAAACAAAATAGAAAACAAATCAGAGACAAAGCTCTAGCCGAAAATGAAGCAAAAAAAGAAGAAAGAAAATTACAAACACTCAGATTCCAAATGAGACAAAAAGAATTACTTGCAGCAAAAGCAAAAATTAAAGCACTTAAAAAAACGAAAGCAGCTCAAAGAGCAAATGAATTAAAAAAAAAAGCAGCAGATATGGAAAATAGAGCTAATCTTGAAGCATTAAGACTTAAAGTTCAAGCCGAAATGAAAAAAACAGCTTTAGGAACAGAACTTAAACGAAAAGATGCTCTTGAAATTGCTAAAAAATTAGCAAAAACAGAAGAAGAAAGACAACTGATTATTAAACAAATTATGGAATCTATTGAACGAGCTAAAAAAGCAAAAGAAGAAGCAAAAAATGCAGAATTCGAAAGAAAAGAAGCCAAAGCCAAAGCTATCGCGGCAAAAACTGAGGCTCGTCAAGCAGCTTCATATGCAAGAGAACAAAAAAGTGCAGCTCGTCAAGCAAAATCTAATGTAGCTAAAAGAGATAAAGCAGTTGAAAAAGCAAAAGCATATAATAAAGAAAAAGCAGAAAAAGATGCAAAAGATAAAGCTGTTAGAGAAGCTGAAGCAAAAGCAAAAGAAGCTGAAAAAGCTAATATTAAAAAACAAACACAAATAAAAAAAGAAGCGATGAAAAAAGAAGCAGAATTAATGAAACAAAAACAACTAAAATTAAAAATTCTTCTTAAAAAAGCAAAAGCAAAAGAAAAAGCAGCTGAACTTAAAGCACTTAAAGCAAAAACTAAAGCACAACAAAATGTTCTTGCCGAATCAGTTTATGCTTCAAAAGCAGCAGCAGCAAAAGCTAAACTTCAAGGAAAAGGTAAAGCTAAATATGTTGTTATTAGATTAAATAAAACTAAAAATCTTTACTTAGTTGAAGTACAAATTTTTGAAAATAATATTGATGTAGCTAAAAATAAATTAACCAAACAATCCAGTACACCAAGTCAAAATAACTCTTCTGATAAAGCTATTGATGGTGAGAAAAATACTTTTACATATACTAATAATAGAAACGCATCATGGAGAATTAATCTTGATGGATATTTTAAAATTGATACAATAAATATTCAAACTACAGATGACCATAATACACAAAAATTAAAAAACGCAACCGTATATGTATACGACGGTAATAAAAAAATATTATTTAAAAAAAATTTACAAGGTATTGTTTCGCAAAAATTTAATGTTTCACTTAAACCTAAAAAATCAATTTTAGTTGAAGAATCGAAACAATCTATCACAAATTATAGTACTGTAGCAATTCTTGGAAATATTAGTAATAAATATTGTATGGATAATTATATTAGAAAAAGATTTATGTGTGATGGTAATGAAATCGAAACTAAACATAAATTTCATATTATTCGTCTAAATGGAAAAAAAAATATTAAATCCGGTGATAAAATATTACTTCGTTCTATGCGTAAAAAATATTGTAAAAGTGAAAATAATAAAAAAAGAGTTGTATGTAATGCCAGTAAACCAAATTCTAAAACTGTATTCACTATTATTAATCAATATGGAGGAACTATTCATGGAAATGATCTCATTATACTTCGAGCATATAATGATACTTATTGTTCTGAACAATCAAGTGGACAAATCGGTTGTTTTTCAAAAACAAATCCCACAAGTAAATTATTTAGAATTCGATTATTAGAAAAAGGAACAAAAATTGGAGAAAAAATTCAATTAGATGTTCGAAAAACTTCTGGTACACTAGTTTCTAAAATAAGTGCTGAAATGAAGAAGATGATTATGGACGAATATAAATTAACAGAAACACAATTTTCACAATTAATTAAAATGATCCGACCAATAGGAAGTAGTTCTATATCAGCAGTAGTAAAAACACCATATCAAAAACAAACTGAAGGAATAACTAAATCTAAACCAAAAGTAGAATTAACTTCAAAACAAAGAAAAACTGAAAATTTATTTTTAATAGGAATTGATAAAAATTTTAGAATATGGAGAAAAAAGAAATTAAATATTCAAAAATCAAAATGGAAAAAAATAAAAAAAGGAAATAATGCAGGTAATATTTCTAAAATTCATTTTAATAGAAAAACTAAATTCTTTTATGGAATTTCTTCAAAAAATTTCCTTTTAAAAAAAACAACTGAAAGTATCGGTTCAAAATGGATAAATTTAGGATTAAGTAATGTAAAATACGTATCATCAAATAAAAATTATTTATATACTATTGATATAAATAACAAAATATATAGAAAAAAAATTTCACAAATTAAACCAAAAAATATTTCATTAATTGAACCAAATAATGGGTGGAAACAACTTAAAGATGATAGTAATATTAAAATCAAAGCTATCGCATTTGATAATAATATTATGCATGGAATTAATAATAATTCATTATTTCAAAAACAATTAACTGATGTAAATAGTTCATGGACTAAAATCGAAGGAATTAATTTATTAGATATTGAATTTAGAACCGGATACTTGTTCGGAATTGGTAAAAATAAAAAAGTTTATAGAAAATTAAAAAGAGATATTACAAGTAAATGGGTTAATTATGAATCTTGTTGTTTATTATCTTTTACATTTGGATTATATAGTAAAGCACAAGGAAAAACTAGACAACTAGCAAGAGAACCAGTAAGAGAACCAGTAAAACAATCAGCAAGACAACTAGCAAGAGAACCAGTAAGAGAACCAGTAAAACAATCAGCAAGACAACCAGTAAAACAATCAGCAAGACAACCAGCAAGAGAACTAGTAAGAGAACCAGCAAGAGAACAAGCAAGAGAACCAGCAAGAGAACAAGCAAGAGAACCAGCAAGAGAACCAGCAAGAGAACAAGCAAGAGAACCAGCAAGAGAACAAGCAAGAGAACTAGCAAGACAACCAGCAAGAGAACAAGCAAGAGAACTAGCAAGACAACCAGCAAGACAACCAGCAAGACAAAGAGTAAGACAACAAGCAGAACAAGCAGAACAACCGGAAAGACAACAAGCAAGACAAAGAACTAGAACATAAATGATTTTATAATAAATAATTTATATATAAATAATATATATAGTAATATGAATAAAAATAATTACGTTTTTACTAAAGATGATTATGATAGTGGAAATGGATTTTCAACATATATTTGGGGAACTTGTCTATGGCAATTCATTCATATTATGACATTTAATTATCCAGTTAATCCAACGAAAGAAGATAAAAAAAATTATCTTAAATTTTTACAATTATTAGAAAAGACTCTTCCATGTAAATGGTGTAGGAAAAATTTTAAAAAAAATATAAATGAAAATGATACTAAATTAGATATAAATACTATGAAAAATAGAGAAACGCTTTCCAAATGGGCATGTAATATGCATAATAAATTAAATAAAATGTTAAAAAAAAATGAATGTAAAAAATTTGAAGATATTCGTGATTTTTACGAACAATTTAGAGCAAGATGTACTCCTATAAAGGATATTAAGAAAGGACAACATGGTGGTTGTACCGAACCTATACATAAGGGAGTTAAATCAAAAGTTGTTTTGCGTATTGTTCCAAGATATACAAAAACAGATGTTTTAAAAATAAATAAAAAATGTTTATGTAAAAAAATAATTAAAAAATAATATTTTCTCTAAAAATATATTGTAATAAATAAAATATATTATTACAATATATGAATATGGATAATATTGGAATATTAGATGCCAAAGGTCGTAATAAAAATCCATTAACGAATGAATCTTATAGTAAACAATATAAAATATATGCATTAAAATCCGGAGGATGGGTTGATCTTCCAATTGCAAAACATAGAAAAGAAATTATACAAAAAATTAATAATAATCGTGTAAATATAATAACATCTGGAACTGGTGCTGGTAAAACAGTTATTATTCCAAAGTGTGCTTTACATACTCTTAAATATGAAGGAAAAGTCGTTATGACAGTACCAAAACGTATATTAGCTGAACAAACTGCTGAATGGTCTGCTAAAACATTGGATGTAAGATTAGGAAAAGAAGTAGGATTTCATCATGGTGATTCAAAATTAGAAAAAGGGCGGATAATCGAACATAAAGGTAAAAATATTACTTTAGAAGAAGATGAAGAAACACATAGTAAAACTGATACTAAATTATTATATGCTACAGATGGTTCGATTGTCATAAGTTTTTTAAAGGATAGAGATATGACAAAAAAAGATGCATTTAATATATTAATAATAGATGAGGCTCATGAACGGAGTATTCCAACAGATCAATTATTATATTTATCACGAGAAGCCTTACGAAATAATGAAAATTTTAAGGTTATAATAACTAGTGCTACAATTGATACAGAATTATTTGCCAATTATTTTAGTGAATTTAATCCAATTATTAGTGAATATCCAGGTACCAAACAATTTTCATATGAAAAACAATTTTCAAATAAAGAAATAAAAGAATTAGATTATGTAAATCGGGGGGTTGCAATTATAGAAAAAATATTAAACAAAAAAAAAACTATAGATAAAAAACACCAAAATTATAATCAAGGGGCAATTTTATTTTTTGTTGCAACATTAGCAGATGGAAAAAAAATATGTGAAATGATAGCAACTAAAAACTTTAAAAAAGGGAATTATCTTCCATATTGTATAGAATTAGCAAGTAAAGTTCCACAAGAACATAAAGATTATGCTGTTCATATCGATAAATACAAAACAGCTGAAAATGGTCCATATAATCGTAAAATTGTTACTTCAACTAATATAGCAGAATCTTCTCTTACTATTAAAGGATTAGTATATGTAATAGATTCTGGTTATGAATGGTCAGTATCTTATGATCCATTACGAAATATGACAGCAATGGGACGAAAAAGAATCAGTAAAGCACAAGCTAAACAACGATGGGGTAGAGTTGGTAGAGAAACGGAAGGTCATGTTTATTGTCTTTATACAGAAGATGAATATAATAAATTTGAAGATTTTCCAGAACCTAAAATAAGAAGAGATAATGTTGATTCTATTATATTAAATTTAGTAGGTATGTTAGAAAAAGATGATAAAAGTGTAAATAATATTATTAAAATATTAAATGAATTTATTGAACCACCAAATGCTGAATATGTTCAAAGTTCAATTGATATTTTAAAAACAATTGATTGTACTGATGAAAATAATTTATTTACACCATTAACAAATATTTTAAAAAACATAGAATTAAAACCACAAAATGCTAGAATTATTATTGAAGGAATGATTCTAGATAAAAAAGAAATTTCAATAATTTTTGCTTGTATATTAGAAAAAATAAATAACTTAACAAAAATTGGAAAATTAAAAGATTTAGAAGCATATATTGATAATACAAGTGATTTAATAACCATAAAAAATATTTATGACGCATTTAATAGTGAATTACCTGAAAATAGAGAAAATTTTTGTGAAAAAAATAATCTTTCTTATGATGAACTTAAAACATTAGATGAAACAATACAAAAGATAAAAATTTCATTAGAAAAAAAAAAAAATTTTATTTCAAAACATGCTATAATGAAAGCAATGCCTTCATTAGTTGAAAATATTCCAAAATATGATGAACGAATTCATTATATATATCACATATTACTAGCAGGATATTCCGCAAATTTATCGAAAAAAATTGATGAAAAAAATTACAGAAACTGTATACCATCTATTATAGAAAAATTTACTCTAACGAATACTGGTATAAAATTAGATAAAAATAATAAATATATCATATATGGTTCATTACTAAATATAAATGAGAAAACAATAATTAGTTTAATTACAATGATACCTAAAGAAATAATAAATAATTTAAAAAAAATACAAAAACAAAAATTAAAAATTTGTTTAAAAGGTGAAGATATTTTAAAAGAAGAAGATTTAGAAGATGAATATTATAATAGTGTTATAAAAAAATTACATATAGATGATGATTTTAATGATGATCATATTTTTGAATTAAATGTAAAAAATATGTCTAATTTTAAAACATCTTTAAAAGATGATATTACTGATTTATATCCTTTATATATTTCACCAGATTTAGCAAATTTACCTCGTCTTGATCAATTACTTAAACAATTTGATAAAGAGATAATAGATGTTGGTTTTTTAACAGATGATTTAGAACATGGAACTGATATTATTGCTAAAAAATCATCTGATACAATAAATTTATTAAAAATTCTTACTTATAACTATTCAAAATTAAAAACAAAATATGATAACAAAATTATGGAAATTGAAATAAAAGAAAAATCAATTTCTGATTTTAGAAATCATTTGAATAAACTTAAAAATGATATTCGTTTAATAATTGACACATTGTCTAAACACAATAATCAATTAAATAATATGAAAATAAAAATTAAAAATTATGAAAAAATGTTTAATACAAATTCTGATAATTATACATACTATTTAAATAAAGTATCCTCTATGAAAAATGAAATTTTACCACAATATGAAATATCTGTAACAAATTTAGAAAAATCCTTTCAAATGAAAAAAAATTTATATCAAACAAAATTAAAAGAATTATATATTGATAAAAAAAAAATTTCTATAATAGAAATTTCATTAGAAATTCTTAAAAATAAATTAAATCAAATTATTTTAATAAAAGGTGGTGGATTATTGACTACAAATATTATTACACATTTTGGAGGTGATAAATTAAAAAACCCATTGCAAATAAAATTAAATCTAATATTAAATTCAAAAAAAAAGAAATATTTATTGTTTACAGATGCTGATAAATTATTTAAAAATTTTAATAATGATGAAATTATTGTTATTTTAAAACAAATTAAAGTAACTGAAAAATATATATCATATACTAATCGTCAAAAATTACTATCTATGTTAAAATTATTAATATTGACTAAATTCGGTTTAATTAATAAAAAAATACATTTACTTAATATTGCCAATATTTTAGATATAGATTTAAAAAATATTGCTAACATAACTGACTTAAAACAAGTTTTACAAAATCGTATTAATTTTTAATATAGAAAAAATTAATTTTTTAATGAATATAATTTTTTTTAAAATATTGTTTTATTTTATACAAATGTCGTCCAAACAAAATATTAAAGATATTTTAAGACAAATTCGCGAATTGCATACCACCAATATTTCTCTTGAAAAGAATAAAACAAAAGAAATGAAAAAAATGTTACAAAATGTTATTCGTCGTTATCAAATTATTGATGATAAAATAAAAATACATCTTGGAGGGAAAAAAAATAAAAAAATAAAAAATAAAAATATGTAATAAAATATTGTTATTTATTATAATAATATGTCTTTACCAATAAAATATCAAAAACACATTATAGATAAAATAATAAAAGATTTTCCAGAATTGATATTTAATAAAAAAAAAAAAGTTTTTGAAACTGATGCACAATTTCAAACATATATAAAATCTATCCAACAAGGATCTAAAATTGACGAAGAAATTAAAAAATTTAATGAAACATTTAAATTGCCTTTTAATAATTTAATGTCTTTTAATACAGGTAAAATAATCTTAGATATTGATAGATTAATATCTGAATCATATAAAAAAATATTAACATTAAAAAAACAAAAAGATAAATTACTAGTACAAGTTAAATATTTAGAAAATTTAAATACAAAATTAGAAAAGAATTTGTTCACAAAAAATGAACAAATTCAAAATCTATCCAATAAGTTAAATTTTTGTCAATCTAAAAAAGAAAATGCTCTTAAAACAATCGAAAATGAAAGAAAAATTAAACAAAATTTAGAACATAAATGTGCTCAAATTGAGAGACAATATGAGCAAGAAAAAAAGAAAAATGAAATATTAATTACTACATCTAAAAAAAAGATATTAAAAAATAAAGAAAAATTATTGATAATACGCGAAAAATTATCAAAAATTGATACAAAAATAGACAATTATAACAATAATATCAAAAATCCACAAACTACAAATTACTCAAATAATTCTTCAAAGAATTCTTCAAATAATTCTTCAAATAATTCTTCAAATAATTCTTCAAATAAAAAGAAAGAAGAG